CCTCGACCTCCCCCCTGGCGACAAGCTGGTGCTACTCGCCCTGGCCGATCAGGCTAATGACTCTGGCATTCAGTGCTGGCCGTCCGTCTCGACCATTGCAAAGCGTTCGGGACAAGGGGAGCGCACTGTCCGCCGCGCCTTGGCTGGCCTGGAAAAGCTGGGCCACCTGACCCGTCATCACCGGGATGGCGTAAGCACCCAATATCACGTCCACCCCTGCCAATCTGACACCCCTGCCAAATCAGCACCCCTGCCAAATGCGACCGAAACCCCTGCCAAATTGGCAGGTAAACCTTCAAGAACCACCAATCCAAAGAAGGACAAGCCTTCTTTGGTCGCGCGCGAGCTTCCGGGCGACTGGCAGCCACGAGAGTTCGGGAAGGCCACAGTCAGCCGCAAGGTGGTCGATGGGTGGCCTCCCGGCGAGCTTGAACGCCAGCTTGAGCATTTCCGCGCCCATCACCGGATGAAAGGGTCGAAATGGAAAGACTGGCAGGACGCATGGTCCACCTGGGTACTGAACTGGCGAAGCTTCGGAGCGCGAAATGTCCACCAGCCTGCAAACGACGAGCCCCGGAACCCCATGGTCCGCGGCCACATCGCAAACGAGCGCGAGCGTGCCGGCCGCTCGTTCTGAGATCGAGCGCATGGTGGCCAAGGCGAGCCTCGCTTATCCGGCAGCCAAGCTGAGTGACGGTGAGGCCCGGGTCCGACTTGAGCTGTATGCCGATGCGTTGTCGGACATTCCCGCCGATGTGCTGGGAGTGGCGTTTCTTGAGGCCGTGAAGACGATCAAGTTCTTCCCCTCGGTTTGCGAACTGCGAGCTCTGGCAGAAGCGGAGAGCGGACGCAGGTGGCGCGAGGAGCAGCAGCGGTTGCGGGAAAGTCGCCCGCATATCCCGCCGCCGGCACCCGAGCCCGAGCTTTCCGCCGCCGAAAAGGTCGAGGTTTCCCGGATGCTCAAAGACACCATCCGCCACCTCTCATCGGCAGGAGCATAACCACAGTGGCAAGGAAGGGATCTGCAAAGCGCGAAGAAGCGGTTCCGCCCACTGCCGAACAGCAGGCGCATGGGACCTACGAGATGGGGGACGTGATCGACCGGGAAGGCGCCAAGGCCCTTCGCGTCGGAAAGGCCTATCGCAAGGTCCGCATGATCGAGCTGCTGCACCGGCGCGGCCTGTTCACCGACGAGGAGGCCAAGGCGCTCAAGCACTACCGCCATCACGCCGACATGGCGGATCGGTCTCCGGTTCGCGACAGCCTTTGCGTCCAGCGCTTCGGCGGTAACGGCACCGGCCCCACGGTTGGAATGCTCACCGCTATCCGGGTGAGGGAGTCGTGCGAGCGGGCGGCCATGAGCGTCCAGGACATCCTGCGCTCGGTCGTGGTCTACGATACCACGCTGAGCCAATGGGCGATGGCCCGAGGTGGAGCTATCAGCGACTGCCGCACGGTAAAAGGCGTGCGCGTCTGTTCGCTGCGCCCTACCGCTCGAGCGCTGGAAAACGCCCAGCTTGAGATCAAGATCGCGGCCCAGCGGGTCCAGAGCGAATTGGACGCTTGACCCGCCGTGCGTAATATGCAATCGGTTCGATATTGCTGGCGCATTGCGTCAGGTAGAGGTCGGCCAAGCGCCGGCCCTTTTCGAATCCGGCCCAGGCCGGTCCCGCCGCCCACGACAGCTTCAAACACACCAGTCCTCCCCTAGTCGGCAGTGAGGCTCAGATCGCGCGCGGCGGGTTATATCCAGGAGAGCGTCCATGACGATCGAACGCGCCCTTGTAGTTTGTGTGCTCGTCCTGTTGGTGGTGTTCATCGCCACGCGGCTGCTTTGAAAAAGTTTCAAGATTTCAAATGGCAGGACCAGGCGGAGCGCGACGGGGCGCAGGGCGAAAGAAGGGAGGCACCAACCGGGTAACGCAGGAGGCCCAGGAAAGGGCTGCCGCGACCGGAGAGTTGCCCCTCGACTTCTTGCTCCGCATCATGCGCGACGAGCATGCGGACGAGGCTAAACGTATAGACTGCGCGAAGGCGGCGGCACAATATGTCCACCCAAAGCTTAGCGCGATCGATGCCAACGTTACAGGGCAAATCAGCGTCGGAGATCTCCTCGACGCTGTTGCCGACCCGTGAGCGCAAGCTACGCCGCCTCAGGGATGATTTTGAGTATTTTGCCCGGCACTGCCTGAGGATCAGGACCAAGGCGGGCCACACCATTCCGTTTGAGATGAACCGGGCTCAGCGGTTCCTCCACGACCGACTTGAGCGCCAACGTGCAGAGTCGGGGACCGTCCGAGCCATCATCCTGAAGGGGCGCCAAATGGGCGCCTCAACCTATATCGAGGGTAGGTTCTACTGGCGGCTCTGGGGGGGCAGGGGCCTTCGCGCCTTCATCCTCACCCATGAGCAGGCCGCGACAGACAACCTGTTCGCGATGGCGCGGCGCTACCATGAAAACGTGCCTGAGCTGCTTCGTCACCCGACCCAGGCGGCCAATGCAAAGGAACTGGCCTTCGCCGGCCGAGACTGCTCCTATGCAGTTGCTACGGCGGGAACGAAGGAGGTGGGGCGCTCAAGCACGATCCAGCTCTTTCACGGCTCTGAGGTGGCGTTCTGGCCTAATGCCGAAGAGCATATCGCCGGCTTGATCCAGGCGGTTGCCGATGTGCCCGGGACGGAGAGGCTGTTCGAGTCCACCGCGAACGGGATCGGGAACGTGTTCCAGCGCCGGTACTCCGCCGCCGAGCGTGGAGCGAGTGAGGACTTGGCGATCTTCATGCCTTGGTTCTGGGCGGACGACTATCGACAACCTGCGCCGGATGGCTGGTCAGCCCCGAGCAAGTGGTTGGATTACGGCGAAACCTACCGGCTTGAGCGCGACCAGCTCTATTGGGCCTTCGTCAAGAATAGGGACATGGCGACGGCTACCGGCCAGGGTGAGGATGAGCCCTGCTGGAAATTCAGGCAGGAATATCCGGCTACGGCTGAAGAAGCGTTCCAGACTGCCGGTAACAGTTTCGTCCCGTCGCCCTTGGTAGCCAAGGCACGAAAGGCGAAGGCGTTAGGGGCCGGACCACTCATCATCGGCGTTGACCCTGCTCGGGGCGGTGGGGACAAAACGGGCGTGGTCGATCGGCGGGGGCGCAAGGCCGGCGAGTATTTCTGCGACCTATGGGACATAGACGATACGATGGTGCTGGTCGGACGCATTGTCTCGATCATCAACAAGTACCGCCCCGACGCCGTGAACGTGGACGTGGGCGGGCTCGGTGCCGGCATAGTCGATCGGCTTCGCGAGCTCGGTCATGGGCAAGTCGTCAATGCCGTCAATTTCGGCTCTTCTCCGCTTGGCGTGGGGCCGACCGGTGATGAGCTTTACGAGAACCGCCGCGCGGAAATGTGGGACGTGATGCGCGACTGGTTCACCGACCCTGCCGGGGTGGAGATACCTGACGCCGACGCACTCCATTCCTCGCTATGCGCCCCAGTCTGGGGTTCGGGGCAGACACGGCACAAGTCGAACAACGAACTTGTGATCGAGCCAAAGGACAAAATTCGCGAGCGGTTAGGCCACAGCCCCGACCTGGCCGACGCCCTAGCCTTGACGTTCGCGGTGCCGATCAGCCCCGCCGCTTACGAGTCGGACCCCGTGTTCGGATCGGGGCGCAACAGCATCACCGGATATTGAAGGATCCCGACATGGCGACGGAAACGAGCACGGTATCGAAGGCGAAGGCTACGGCGGACAAGAACGACGATGGCAAGTTAACCCTCACCGAGCGTGTCGAAGCGCTTGAGGCTGAGCTCGCCAGCATGAAGCGCGCTGCCAAGCGGACCGACACTCGGCTCACCGAAACCCGTGAGGTCATCGCCCCCCGGCTTCAGGCGCGAGGCCTGGAGGTCTAGGCATGGCCAGCGCGTTCGTACAGGAGGCTCCGCTGCCGGCTACGCCGACAATGGTCCCTGTCGAGCCCGTGCAGGCGATGGCGCTGGCAGATAAACCGGAGCCCCATGAACGCCTAGAGATCCTCGCGGCCCATAGCGGCGACCTGACCCACGCGATGGATGCAAGCTCGCTTGCCGAGCTTGGGAGCCGGGTGGTTGAGGATTACGAAGCGGACAAGTCTGACCGCAGTGACTGGGAAGAGACGGTCAAGGCCGCGCTTCAGCACGCGGCCCAGGAGGGGAAGGATGCAGCGCGCACCTACCCCTGGAACGGCGCTTCATGCGTTCGCTACCCGTTGCTGACAGTCGGGGCGCTCCAGTTCGCCGCTCGTGCCTATCCCGCTATCGTCAAGGGTGAGGAGGCAGTGTCCGTCAAGGTGAGCGGGCGCGACGGCGGCGTTCCGGCGTCTCAGCAGGCCTCGGGTGCCCCTCAGCAGTGGGCGGCGGCGCCTGGAGCCAAAGCCGCTCGGGCGCAGCGGGTTCGTGAGTTCCTGAACAGCACGATTTTCACGCGGATTGACGATTGGGAGAGCGATACCGACGCATTGCTTCACCAACTCCCGATTGTCGGCTGCGCCTTTCGGAAAGTGTGGTGGGACGCGGAGGCGGGAAAGCAGTGTATGGCCTTGGTGCCGGCACTTCGCCTGATTGCCCCCATCGGGGCCAAGACGTGCCGAACAGCACCCCGGCTGACTGAGGAAATTCCGGACGTTTACCCGATCGACATTTACGAGAAGATGCGCTCTGGCTTCTACCGCAATTTCGACCTGCTGCGGGCGGACGAACTGGACCGCGAGCCCAGGCTGCTGCTGGAGCAGCACCGCCTCATCGACATGGACGAGGACGGCTTTCCTGAGCCCTACGTGGTCACCGTCGACCTGGAGGCGAAGGAGGTTTTGCGGGTCGAGGCGAATTACGGCCCCCATAGCGTCAAGTGGAACGGCGACGGGAAGGTGGCTCGGATCGAGCGCGGCAATTTCTATGTGAAGTACGAGTTTTTCCCCCACCCCGAAGGTAAGTTCTACGGAATCGGGCTGGGCCACCTGCTGAAGCACATTGGGGCGGTGGTCGATACGGCGATCAATCAGATGGTGGATGCCGGCAATGCTCAGGTTGCGGGCGGCGGATTTATCGCCTCAGGTGTCCGTCTGACCGGTACTAAGCGCACCGGCAACCTCAGGTTCCAGCCCGGCGAATATAAAACAGTCGACGTCCCGGGCGACCTGCTGCGGAATGCCATTGTCGAGCGGACCTTCCCTGGTCCTTCGCAAATCATGATGAACATCCTGGAGATGATGCTCGGGGCAGCGACCGATATTTCGAGCGTCAAGGACGTGGTGACGGGCGAGGCATCAAACAACGGCCAGGTCGGGACAACGCTTGCCCTAATTGAGCAGGGGCTGGCGCAGTTCACCGCTATCTACAAGCGTATCTACCGCTCGCTGAAGGAGGAATACCAGCTCCTGTTCGAGAATATAGCCCGATATGGCGGCGAGCAGGCGGCGAAGGACTATGCGGTACTGCTGGACGATCCAGCGGCTGATTTCGAGGCAGATTTCCGGCTTAACGACCTCGATATTAGACCGGTTTCAGATCCATCCAGCGTCACGAAGATGCAGAAGATGGCGCGAGCCCAGTTCCTTATGCAGTTCGTCGGCTCGCCGGGAGTCAACCCTCAGGCGATCATGCGGCGAGCTTGGGAAGCGGCCGACGTGGACGATCCAGATGAACTGTTCCTGCCACCTCAGCAGCCGCAGCCGGACCCGGCAGTGATGGCGAAGGCGGACAGGGACGTTGCTGAGGCCGAGAAGGCCAGGGTGGAAGCTGCTGGCAAGCATCTCGACAACCTCGCCAAAGCCTTCGGCGCCGGGGCGCAGGTCGGAATAGCATGACGCAAGCGGCAACCGCCATGTGGCTGGGGTATCAAGGCGCCGATGCGGTGGACCAGATGAATGCCGAACACGACCCGCTCCACCGAGACTTATGCAACTGGCTCGGCCTGACCAGTCACTCGATGCGAATGGCCGCTGGTGAGACGCTGACGCTAAACGAGCGCCGCCTTGCCGCACTTGAAGAGGATGCGGTTCTTCATGTGCAGCGATTCAGACAGATGAGCCGGTGACTCGCGAGGAATATGACGGCTGGCTGGCCGATCCTGTCACCCGTTGGGTGTTCCGAGGCCTGGAACGAGCCGCGGCTGCCGAGCAGGCGGAATGGCAGCGGGTGTCCTGGAGCAACGGGGTGGCGAACCAGAGGGTGTTGGACCAGCTCAGAGACCGCGCCTCGACGCTGCTGGAGCTTGTTGAGAACGATTTCGAGACATGGACGAAATGGAACGGGGAAGCCGGTGACGATGACGAATGAGAGCGGGATCAACCCGCTCGGCGCTTACGTGCTGATCGCCCTGCCTGCAGCGCAGGAGAAGATCGGCAGCGTGTTCATCCCCACAGAGGTAGCGGACAAGGACCGTTACGGCACGCAGCGTGGAACGGTGCTGGCAGCAGGGCCGAGCGTCGGTCGCGACGATAAAGGTCCGAATGGCCACGATGTGGAGCCTGGGCAGCAAGTCGCCTTCGCCCGCTACGCTGGCACGATGGTCAAGGGCTCGGACGGCGAAGACTACCGCCTCATCATGGATGTGGACGTAAAGGGGATTTATCATGGCGGTTAGCTCGATCAGCGGCTCGGATCGCCAGGCAGGGCGATATCGAACCATCGGCGGTCGGCCTGTGGCGGTATTGGCTTCAGAGAGCGACCCGGCAGGCTCTTCGGAAGCAGTCACTCCTCACGACACGAATCCATTGGCTGGCGGTCCGACCCGGTCGCTCTACGTCGGCGTTGCGGGCGATATCGTCGTGCGTCTCGAAGACGACACCACCGACCGCACGTTCAAGGCGGTCGCTGTCGGATATCATCCGCTCCGCGTGACCCATGTGCGCGCTACCGGAACCGCAGCGACGGATATTGTCGCCCTGTTCTAAGCATTCCCGATAGCGGGATGAGCCGGCCCGGCGAGGGGCATCCAGAGGAAAGCCAGATGGCAGATGAAGAACTGGCCGGCGCCTTGCCGGCCCAGGATGGCGGCGTTGCGCCGGTCGACCCCGGTGATCCCGTTGTCGATCATGGCGAAGCCCAGCCACCCAAAACAGTGGAAGATTTTGCGCGGGAACGCGGATGGAAGCCGAAAGAGGAGTTTTCCGGCAACGCCGATGATTGGCGGCCGGCCGAGGATTTCATTGCCTTCGGTATGGACCGGAACAAGAACCTAATCAGCGACGTGAAGCATCTCCGCGACACCACCGAACGGATGGCGCGGACCACTGCCGAGCTCACTGCCCAGGCCGTGGAGCGGGCGCGTTCCGAGGAGCGCGCGAGGCTTGAGGACATTCATCGCCGCGCTGTGGAGGAGGGGGACCAACCCACCGCCTTTCAAGCGATGCAGAAGGTGGCTGAACTGTCACAGCCGGCATCGGTGCAGGCTCCATCTGGACCGCCTCCCGAGGTTCAGTCCTGGGTGCAGCGCAATACGTGGTTCAACAGTGACCCGCTTGCCAATGCCAGGGCGATCGAGGTGGCCGAGCGGCTCAAGCACCTGCCGACACCCGACCAGCTTGCCCAGGTGGAGCGCGCGATCCGCAAGGAGTTCCCGGAGCACTTTCCATCCCCCGCTAAGCAGCCGGCCTCGGTCGCCGCGCCCGGCAGCCGCGTGGCACCCGTGGGCGGCCGCAAGAAGGGATTCGCGGACCTCCCCGGAGATGCCCAGCAAGTGGCGCGGGAGATGGTTCGCAAGGGCATCATCAAGTCGACGGATGCCTATGTCGAACAGTTTTTTGAGCAAGGAGCGGCTTGATGGCCGAAGCACAGGAGGCCCGTAGGGGCAGGCACGGGGAAGACACCCAGGGACGGCGCGAGCGGCGCCGGAAAGAGGGGCAGGAGGGGCTTGACGGTCTCAAATTGCCGATCCCGGAGTGGGTGTTCGACAAATACCCCGAAGGCTCATTCGTTCACCGCTGGTTTCGGGCCGAGAAGGGCCGGATTTACTCGAAGACGCAGGCCGATGATTGGGACCCCGTAGATGGGGTCGATCACGTGCCTGGAGCTCATGATCAGCACGGCAACGCTGTCGATCACGTGCTCTGCGTCAAATATCGCGACTGGTGGGAGGCAGACCGCGCCAAGGCCGATGTGCGGCGGCGCGAAACCGAGGACCAGATGCGCCGGGGGGTCGTAGCCGGAAAGGGCGACGATGCCGGCGAGGCGGGCCTCACTTCCGAAATTTCTTACGCGAGCGGCTTGAACCGCCTGCGTTGAGGAGACATCAAAATGGCAAATGCAAATGCACCGTTCGGCCTGAAGCCGATCCGGGGCGCTTTCAGCCAGCCCTATAACGACGGCGCTCAGCCTTATGCGAAGGCGGCGGCTGACACCGCGGTTGTTCGCTACGGCGATCCCGTGGTCGTGACCGGGGCCGAGACGGCTGAAGGCGTTCCGATTGTTACCCTCGCCACGGCGGGGTCCACCAACGCCATCACCGGCATCGCAGTGGGCTTTCGCCCGCTCGGTGTCTCGGAATGGCTTGGCTATGCTCCCGCTTCCACCCTGTATGAGGTCCTCGTCACGGACAATCCCGATGGCGAGTATCTTATCCAGGAGGACAGCGACGGCGGCGCCTTGGCGGCTGGTTCCACCGGCCTCAATGCGGCGATCGTCTTTGGCGCGGCGACGGGCAACCAGTCGGCAGCCATGCTGGATTCGAGCACGGCCGCTACCACCGCTGGCCTTCAGGTCCGCATCCTAGGTCTCGCTCAGATTCCGGGCAACGCGATCGGCAACTATGCCGTGTGGCGCGTCCGGCTGAACAACGTGACCACCACCCCCAACGCGGCTTCGACCGGCGCCTAAGGAGGGCTGAGACATGCTTATTACTCGTTCAGTCCATCCGAAGTTGCTGCTTCCGGGTGTGAAGGCGTTCTTCGGCGACAAGTATAAGGACTATCGCCCGATCTGGTCGCAGATCTTCACCAAGGAGACGAGCGACCGCGCCTACGAAGAGGTTGTGGAAGAGCGGGGTTTCGGCCTTGCTCAGGTGAAGTCGGAGGGGCAGTCCGTCCCTTACGACACCACGGGCGAAGGCCCGACCACGCGGTTCACGCATGTGAACTATGCGCTCGGGTTCATCGTCACCGAAGAGGAGGTGGACGATAATCTCTATCAGGATCGCGCATTGAGCCGGGCCGGCGCGCTTGCCCGGTCGATGCGGATCACGAAAGAGGTGGTCCACGCCAACGTGCTCAATCGCGCGTTCAGCACTTCCTACCCTCTAGGCGACGGCGCGGCGATGATCTCCGCGTCCCACCCGACCACGGCGGGCAACCAGTCGAACCTCCTCACGGCGGCCGATCTTACCGAGGCGTCTCTTGAAGATGCCATGATCCGTATCGCAAACATGAAGGATGCCCGCGGGCTGAACATCATGACGCGGGCGGTGACTCTGGTGGTGTCGCCTTCGGAGATGTTCAACGCCTACCGCATTCTCAATGCCGTGGGGCGCAGCGGGGTCGAGACCAACGATCCCAACGCGATCCGCGACATGGGGATGGCACCCAAGGTGGTGGTCAATCCCTACCTGGACGATACCGACGCCTGGTTCCTCATCACCGATGTGGACCAGGGGCTGATGTCGATCCAGCGCAAGGCCCTACGCTTTGCCGAGGATGGGGATTTCGACACCGGCAACCTGAAGCACAAGGCGCAGGAGCGGTATTCCGCCGGCGCCGCTGACTTCCGGGCAATCGTCGGCTCGACCGGCTCCTAACCGAGCCAAGGGAGCGCCCCTCGCCTTAAAGGAGGGGCAACCTATTCACGCGGAGGCCCGGACATGACGGACGCGGCTCGCGGCAACTATTCGATGAACCCTAAGGGCGCCTGTATGAGGTGCGGGTTCAAATTCGACCTCCACAAGCTCAGCAAGGAATGGACTGGCCTGAGGGTGTGTTCCGACTGCTGGGACAAGAAGCCCGAGGCGATCCACCCACCTTCACCGCTACCCGAAGGCTTGGTGAAGCCGAACGCCTCACCGGAGCCTGCCGACACGTTCATCACGCCCGGCCCGCCTGACAGGAGCACGCTCTGATGCCCAGCTCGGGTGTAACGGCATGGTCTTTGACGGCCCGCGACCTCATCACCCAGGCCCTGCGCGAGCTTGGGGTTCTGTCCTCTGGCGAAGAACCCACCTCCGATGAGCTTTCGGACTGCCTGGTAAGGCTCGTTTCATTGCTCAAGAGCCTCCAGGCCAAGGGCGCCAATCTGTGGCGTGAAAGCATTGCGACCGCGACGATTACCGCCAACGTGGCGAGTGTGGCCCTCGCCGCCGGTGTTCGCGATGTAGTGGCGGCCAGGCTGGTTGGCATCTCCTACAATCGACCATTGGCTCAATGGGAGCGCGACGACTACCGCAACGTGCCGAATAGGGCACAAGCTGGCGATCCAATTGCATATTATGTCGAGCAGGCGGTTGGCTCGCGCACCCTCTACGTGTGGCCGGTCCCCACGACCGGAAAGACGCTGGAACTTGATGTTATCCGGCAAGTCGAGACGATAACGGACGCCTCGCAGACGCTCGACTTCCCCGAGGAGCATCAGGAGGCGCTCTACACCGCTCTCGCCGTCCGATGCGCCGGTTTGTTCGGAGTGCAGCCGGGACCAGAATTGGTAGCGCGGGCTCAGCAGCTCGAACGCGAGATGCTCGATGCTGATCGGCCGGAAAGCTACTTCATGGGGCCGTGGTCAGAGAGCCATTGTGCCTAGCATTTCCTACGGTGTCGGCTCCTATCGCCGGCTGAACGGCAACCTGCCCGAGCTGCGGCTCGTCAACATGTTCATCGAAGCGGCGCCCACATCCGAGAACCGGGTCACTCTCCTGTCGAGAAAGGGGCTGGAGGAGCATAGCGCCCCCGGCTCTGGTCCGATCACTGGCATATTCCGCGAAGAGGGCGTGTTCGGCGGCGACGTGTTCACCGTCTCGGGCAGGACGCTGTATCGAGGCGAAGCCGCGCTGGGGAGCATTGATGGCGACGGGCCGGTAAGGTTCGCTGCTTCGGACACCGAACTGGCGATCACGGCTGGAGCGACCCTCTATCGCTATCACGCGCCCGATGGCTTGGACGCCGTGACGTTTCCGGATGATGCGGAGGTGACCGACATCCGCTTCCACGACGGCCTGTTCCTCGCCGCCGCAAACGACACGCAGCGCTGGTATTTCAGCGCGGTCCTGGACGCAGATACCTGGGGCGGGCTGGACTTCGCATCGGCGGAGCGGCGGCCAGACCCCTTGCTCGGCCTCGAGGTGCTGAACGACACGCTGTTCCTGCTTGGCGCCTCAACGATTGAGCCTTGGGCAAATACCGGGGATGCTGAGCTTCCCTATTCCCGGATCGAGCAACGGCTGATCGACAAGGGCCTGTATCGCACCGGCTGTTCCCAGCCGATCGACAACAGCCTGATCTTCATCGGCCATGACGGGATCGTTTATCGGTTGGCCGACGTGCCGCAGCGTATATCGGACCACGGCATTGAGGAGCGGATCGCTGGTTCGGCGGCGGTCTCGACCTTCGCCTATCAGTATGAGGGCCACAGCTTCTTCGTGGTCCGGCTTGATGCTGAAACTATGCTGTTCGACTTGGCCACGGGGCAATGGTGCGAATTTGCTACCTATGGCCGGAGTAATTTCGCGGGCAGGTGCGCGGTCACGGTCGGAACTGAGGCACTGTTCGGCGACGATACGGCGGGCAAGGTGTGGCGGTTCGGAGGCTGGGAAGATGGAGGCTCACCGATCGAGCGTCTTTTCACCGCGGCGTTCCCGATCCCGGGCGGGTCGGTCTCAATCGACAATTTTAATATCGAGGCCAATACCGGCTGGACCGAGGAGCTGACAGGGCAGGGGTCTAACCCTCAGGTGGAGATGCGCTCGTCCCGCGATGCCGGGGCGACGTGGGGCCCATGGCGGAGCGCAGGGCTTGGCGGGCAGGGCGAGTATCGCCGCCGCACGCAATGGCGCCGCTGCGGGCTGTTTGACGCACCTGGCGCAATCTTCGAGGTCAGGGCGACAGACCCGGTCGGGTTCCGGGTCAGCAATGTGCGGGTCAATGAGGCCGGCGGCGGCAGGAGCCGCTAGTGGCACGGCTTCCCAGGCTCCCGCGAGGCCCGATCGTCACGCCTTCGACGGGCGAGCCGGGACAGGCGTTCACGGTTTACTGGCAGCGGTTCGCGGAAGCCATTGAGACGCAGATTCAAGACATCTCGGAACTGCTCAACACGGTCATCCTGCTCAACGAACTGATCACCGAAGCGGAAGAGGCGATCAAGGCCCTGAACACTGCCGCCCAAGAGGTTACGTCATCGAACGAGCTTGGCACCTCCTATGTCGAAGGGATCACGATCACGGCGGATGACGCGGGCGTGGAGGCAAGCGTTACCGTCTCCGCCCACACCCGGAAATATCCGCAGTCGGACGGCTCAACCACCGACGTTGCCGTGAACGGCGGAGTCATTGCCGGCCTCAACCACTCGACCGAATATTGGATCTACTACGATCAGCCGAGCCGCGCGGGTGGGGCGGTGACTTATGCGGTTTCGGCTTCGCCTACGGCCCAGATCGGCGATCGGCACAATGTCGGCGCAGTGACAACGCCGGCACCGCTCGGCTCTTCGACCACCGGCAACGGCGTCAAGCCTCCCGGATATACGGGGCCGGGATGATCGTCAGAACCGCTAGCCCTGAGGATTTGGCAGCGATCTCGGAAATGGGGGAGCGCTTCCATAAGGAAGCTGGCTGGCTCGACATTGCAGGGTTCAACCGGATCGATTGCGAGGCCTCGCTACGATCAATGATTGAAGGCGCGGGAGTTGTCCTTGTCGCGGAGGATGAGGGGCGGATCGTCGGGATCGCCGGGGGGATATTCTTCCCTCTCTATTTCAATCACGCTCACAAGAGCGGCCAGGAGCTGTTCCTCTACGTGGAGCCGGGGCGGCGAGATGGCCTAGGCGGGAAGCTTTTGGCGGCCCTCGAAAATGCGGCCAGAGAAGCCGGGTGCCAGTCGTGGATAATGATCGCACTGGATCAGGTCGCTCCAGAGGCGACGGGGCGGCTCTATCGACGCCGGGGCTATCGAGCAGCCGAGCATAGCTGGATCAGGAGTCTTTAATGGCAATTTCGACTGGTCTGGCCCTGCTAGGCTCTGCGGCGCTTAGCGCCGGCGGCTCGATCTTGGCTGGCAACAGCACCAAGAAGGCCACCCAGCAGGCCGCCGATACGTCGATGCAGACGGCGGCAATGAACAACGCGCTCGCTCGCGACATTTACGGCCAGAACCGCAACGCCCTCGCCCCCTTCATGAGCCGGGGGAACGTGGCTGGCGATCAGATCAACGCGATGCTCGGCCTGTCCGCGAATAATAATGCCGCCAGCACCCCTGCAAGCGCGCTCAGCGGCTTTTCGGGTGGCGGAGGCTATCCCAGCCCCAACGCCAGTCCGATGGCCCAGAACGGCTTCTATCAGGGCGATTTCATGGACACGGGTCCGCACGGGCAGCATCTGCCCCAGCTGGCCGATCCGATGCCTCAGTCGACCGGCTATGCACCACCGCCCCAAGGCACGGTCAATACGGCTCCTGCCGCAAACCCGATGGACCCGTTTCGGCAGTATATCGCCAATTCGGATTATGGTTTCAAATTTGGGGAGGGGTCGAACGCGCTCAACCATGGCTACGCGGCCAATGGCTCGCTCCAGTCAGGCGCGGCGATGAAGGGGCTGGAGAAGTTCCGGCAGAACCTCCAGTCCGGCTATCGCGGCGAGTATATGAACCTGCTTGGCCAGCAGCAGGGCGTGGGCTTGTCCGGCGCTTCGGCTCTAGCCGGTGTGGGGCAGAATTACGCCGGCATGGTCACGAGCAACAATCAGCAGGCCGGCTCCGATGCCGCGAACGCAGCGCTGATGCGAGGCGCCAGCAACGCGAACATGTGGTCCGGCATCGCGGGCGGGGTCGGGAACGCGCTCGGTTCGTCCTATTCCCTGTTCGGCGGCGGCGGTGGGGGCCTGTCAAATCCGACATGGAGCCCGCGCTTCGGACCGATCGGCTACTGATATGTCGGGAATCAACTGGAGCATCCTGTCGAACGCACTCCAAACCAACCCTGGCGATGCGTTCCGCACCGGTATGGAGCAGGGCGCGACCCGCTCGGCCTTGGGGGCCTTGGCGCAGAACCCGAACGACTCCCGCGCAATGAACGCGCTTGCGGCATTCAATCCGCAGGCGGCGATGCAGATGCAGGATCGTACCCGACAGCAGCAGGCGGCGGCGCGTGAGGAGCAGCAGCGGCAAGAGCGGCGACGGATCGGCGCCATAGCGGGCACCAACCCTACTCAAGCCGTTGGTCAGGCGTTTGCCGCCGGCGATCTGGAGCTGGCTCGTTCTATAGGCCAGCTTGACGAGGAGCAGCGTAAGGCGGCTTGGGAGAGAACAGAGCGACTGGGCGGCGTTGTCGCCCAAATTCGCAGCCTTCCGCCTGCCCAGCGGCGTAGCGCAATCCAACAGATGGCGCCGCAGCTTACCGGCGCATTCAATTTCACGCCTGAGACGATCGCTGCCTTCGATCCAACCGACCAGAACCTGGACTTGCTGCTTTCCCGGACGATGAAGGCCAAAGACCTTCTCGATGTGCAGTCCGGCGGACAATACACCATCGACAACACCCGCTTCGACCGGAACGGCAATGTGATCGTTCAGATGCCGGAGTTCATCCCTGGGGGTGAGGGCTCTCTTTACAGGGTCGATCCCGCTGCTCCGGTTCGGCCCGGCCAGCCACAGACGGGCTCTCCGGGGACCGTAACGCGGACATCCACTCCCGACGCCGCGCCGGCCATGACGCCGGAGCAGCTTCGCGCCGCTGCAGAAAGCGCCATCGCACGCGGCGCTCCGGCGGATGCGGTAAATCAACGCCTGCAAGAGCAGTTGCGGGCACTCGGAAATGGAGGTGCGACCCCTGCCGGGTCGGGCAACTTTCCAGCGCGGTACTAATTGGGACGTGATCAGTATGCCCGGCGCTCCGAGGGACGGCGGGCGGCGGGTGCATCAGGGCTATGACATCGCTCCCCGCGCTGGTCCGGCGTGGCATCCCGAGCAGTCCTTCCGGATTGAGCGACCTCGCAACGGGCGTCGGTCTGGCCTTACCGCCGATGTCGTTTTGGAAGACGGAACGCGCCTGACCCTGATGCACCTTCGACAGCTTCCGCGTCCGGGAAGCTATCCGGCGGGCGCCTTGGCAGCAATCGCCGGCAACACCGGAAACGCGCGCACCACACCGACTCATTTTCACGTCGAGGGCCGAGATGCTCGCGGCAACCGGATCGACCCCCGCCGTTACTTCGGGCTGGGGAGGAGACGCTGATGTTCCAAGACCCGTTCGCCGATCTGATCCCGAATCAGCCGGCCCAGCCGGGCGTGCCGCAGATGGTGGTCCCGCCGCGTCCACGCCAGGCCACTCCACAGACGCCGCAAGAGCAGCAGGCGACCGAACTTCGATCCGTACGCACGGAGCAGGAAATTGCGGCCCACCCAGTCAGTGTCGAGGGAACGCAGCTAGCCAACGAGGATCGAAGGCGCCAGCTTCGGCGCGAAGCGGCCGGCACGACCCTCCCCCGCGAGGCCATTGACGAGCTGAGCAAGCTACGCACCGCGTTCAGCGGTTTCAATTCGTCCGTGGGCGGGTTCATGCCGGACTATTCTGGACCAGGATCCACCTTGGAAAACACGGCTCAGGAATGGCTGGGCACCGGCACCCCCGGCCAGCGCGACTGGTGGTCCAACTTCTACGCGAACGACATGCAGCTGCGCAATGTGATGTTTGGCGCCTCCCTCACGCCCAGCGAGCAGGCTTCATGGGAACGCGCCACCATTCACCCCGGAATGACTGCCGACGAAATCCGCCGCAACCTCAACCGCCGCCGGGAAATGGCTATGGGGGCAATGCGTCGGCGAGCGGAGGCTTTTGTCGCGAACGGGTGGAATGCAGACGCTGTCCGAGCCACCCTCGGAGAGTTTCAGGGTCTGCTGGAAGGTCAGGATATTCCTCCGCCTCCCAACCCGATCAACGGCCTAGCCGTCGAGGCCGGGATTGCACAGGCGCAGCGCGTCACTGCTGGCGCCGGCGGCCCTTCCCATCCTGGGGAGGGCGTTCCCGCCAATCCCGCGATAGCGCCTCCTTCTGGCATCGTTCAGGGGCAGGGCGGCACTCCGATCGTCGGTGACACTCTGACCGACGAAGAGCGGGCTGTGATCATTGAGGCATCCCAGACGGCGAGCAGCCCCGAAGAGTTCCGCCGCATGGTTCAGGAGCGCACCGGACTAGACGTCCCAAACTATCGAGAACTGTTCGACAGCCGGGGCAATCGGCGACCGGTAAACAGCAACTTTCAGCTGCAGACCCCCGACATCACGGATGCGCGAGGTGGAGACGCAGCGGCCGACGAGGCGGCCATGATGCAGGCCCTCTTGAGCAGCGGACCCGGCGGTGCGGTTTTCGGTACTGTGCGCGCCATCGGCGGGGATGAAAGCGCCATGGCCTTCGGGCGCGGCGTGGCAGACACCGGCACCTTCGGCCTAGCGGATGAAATTGTCGCGGGCGGGACCACCCTCTTTGGCGGGGGCACCTATGATCATAATCTAGCCCGAGAGCGGGCAATCAACGCCTATGATTACGAGAACAATTTCGGGGCGCGGCTGGGAGGCCAGTTTCTGGGCGGCGCCGCGATGCCCTTTCCGGCAGCGCGAACTGGAGAAGCGCTGAGTGCTCTGGCCCGTTATGCGCCGCAGATGCGCGCTGGGGCGGCATATTCAGCAGGATACGGCTTTGGGAGTGGCGATGGAAATGTGGCCACCCGAGGCGCAAATGCGCTGTTGATGGGGGCGGCGGGCGCTGCTGCGCCGCCCGTGCTGGGCGGCATTATCAATGCCGGAGGCCGCGCCGTGAATGCATTGCGCGGCACGTCTGCGCGAGCGGTTGGCCAGCCAAATGAGCAGATCATTCAGGCTTTCCAAGAAGAGGGTGTCGATTTTGCCCGCCCCTTCGCAGACCCAACACGCCATCGGCAAATGCGTGTTCTGGAAGCTACCCAAGGCGGCAATGATGCCGTGACCGGGAGTGTCGAGGCCACTCGCGCCGGACTGCAGGGGCGCGTTGCTCAGATGGGCGCAACGGGTAGTCGGCAGACCGCAGACGAGATGGGCTCTACCATTCGAGGGGCGGTCGAGCGGCGGGTTGAGGCGCAACGCACTCGAGCCCGCACCTTTTACGAGCGAGCGGAGAGGGAGAGCGCTGGCGCTGCCATTGAGCCGCGTGAGCTTGTTCGAACGCTCGACGCCAGTATTGCCAATCTTCGCCGCAACCCTAACACCAATAAGGCCACCTTGAGCGAACTACTCCAGGTTAGGGCCGACCTGGTCGATGACGCGGGAAACATCATCCCAAAAACTGTTCAGGATATTCAGAACATCCGAGAGGGCATCGCCGGCGGGGTCAACCAGGCCACGCTTCGCACGTCCCGCTCTGAGCGCATTCTCAACGCGGCCCTTCATGCTGGAAAACGTGACGTTGAGCGCGATCTTGGCCGCCAAGCCCCTGGAGCACTTACCTTGTACCGGCAGGGTGATGAAATATGGGCGGGGATGCACCGGGATAGTCATCAGCTCCTGGAGCGACTGACCGGCCCTGCCGACAATCCGATCAGCGGCGAGCAGGTACTTGCGAGGGTTCGCACCATGATGTCCAATCAGGGAGATGCCCGCCGCTACCAGCGCGTCCTTAGAACCTTGGCTCCCGCTGAGCACCGGGACTACGTCGCAACGTTGACGGATACGATTGGCCGTCGCTCGGCAGACGAGGACTTTTCACCTGCGCTATTTGTCTCCCAGACTAAAGACTGGTCTGACGAGGCGCTGCGCACGACCTTTGGGCGTGAAGGCGCCCGTTCAATTACAAACCTCCGCACAGCTTCTCAAGCGTTCCGAGACACGACCGGCAACCCGAATAATGTTCGGTCCGGGCTCGGTGTACAAGCCACACTCGGCGGCGTGGTCAACTTTCGTTCAATTGTGGGCAATGCGCTCGGCATGGCCGCAGGGGCGGTCACGGGAGGTCCAACGGGGGCCGCCGTTGGGTCCGCGCTTGGCCACGCTGTCGGCATGGGCCTAGAAAGGCGCGCCAACCGCCTGTCGGCACAGGCTCTGATGAATCCGGACATCAGCCGGTGGCTGGGCCGTGCTGCCCGCGCGGAAAGTCGAGAGCAGTCTCAAACCTTGACTAGGCGGCTGTCCGGAATTGCGCAGCGAAACCCTGCCTTTGCCGCTGAACTTGAACCGCTGATCAACTCCTTGGTCGCCGCGAATGACAATGTGGTCGGTTACAGCGGCCGTGCCGCGGCTTCAGGAGATGAACGGCGCAATCAGCAGGAACGCCCCTAAGGTGCAGAGTCGCCTTCGCTGACTCCACCCGCCGATCAGCCATGCCGCGATCGGGTAGGTTAGGAACCAGAATAGGGGCATTTACTGGCCCCGTCGTTCATTGTCCTGGACGCGCAAAAGGTTCCATATCCCAACGACATGGTTGCTGATGTTAAAAAGCAGGATCATCATAATGCCTAGCAGCAGTATAACGCCGAGTTGGAATATCTCTGTCTGGCTCATCCGAGCAACCTAACCCATCTCCCCACCCTTCGCCAAGCCGCTCCTAACCGGGCGGCTTTTTGCATTTGGAGCCGAGCCGAATGGCCCTTTTCATTCCGCCGAACAGCCGAGCCACCGACGCGAACGCGAACGCGCTCAGCGGTGCTGTGTGGCACTTCTACACCACCGGCACCACCAATCCTGCTGCCGTCTATACCAGCGCGGCGCTCAACGTCGCCCATGGCCCATCCGTGACCGCCGACGCCGGCGGCAAGTTTCCCAACATCTTCCTCGATCCCGCCGTGACCTATCGCGCCATCCTGAAGACGGCCGGCGGGTCGGTGCTGCTGGACGTGGACCCCTACGACAAGGCGGTTGGACAGGGCGATCTCTCCGCCTCAGCTGGTTCCGGTCTCGTAGGCCACATCGCCGCCGGTGCCGATGCCGTGGCTCGCAGCGTTCAGGCCAAGCTGCGCGAGTTCGTCTCGGTCAAGGATTTCGGGGCGCTTGGCAACGGCTCCACAGTCGACACCCTCGCCATCAATGCGGCTATCGCATCGCTGACCGCTGGACAGACCCTCTACTTCCCCGCCGGCATCTACCTGGTCGATAACAGCGACCTTCAGGAGACTGCTGGCGGCACAGTCAGCACCGTCCCCCTGCCGGATGGCGCGAACCTTCTGATGGAAGGCGGGGCATGGCTCAAGCGCGCTCCGGCCGACACGGGCGGGCCGATCTTCATCACCGCCACCGGCAATAACATCATCCAGGCCAATATCGACGGCGACGAGTTCCCCCTGACCGGCGGCATTTCCGGCACGTGGCGGACCGCCGGTGGGGTGGGCATTTCCGCAGCCAGCGCGTCGAACGTGACGCTGATCAACTGCCGCTTCCGCAACCTCACCTACGGGGTCGAGGCTATCGGGTTGACGCACTGGAAAATCCTCAACAGCGAGTTCTACCGGATCAAGCTGAGCGGGTGCCTGCTTCGCGGCAACGACGCCATCGGGGCCGCCCACAACCTGGTCGCCATCTGCTATTTCGAGAGCATGGGCGATACCGCAGTGGCGCTCCACTACGTCACCAGCTCGTCGGTCGTCGCCTATAATACCATCGCGCTCTGTCACGCCAAGGACACGCAGATGCGCGAGGACGGCTACGCCTTCGACATCGAGGCGTCTGTCATGCCCGGCACCCACCACCACAACCGGTTTGCCGACCTCACCGTTGAGCAGGTGACGGACAGCGGCAAGGTCCAGGGCGGCGCGACGATGAACGCCAACATCACCGACAGCGCGATCACCAACTGCATCTTGAAGGGCAACGGGACGATCGAGAGCTACGGCGTCTCGATCACCTCCACCACAGATGTCAGGGTTACGAACAATCTGATCGAGGGCTTCCGGGGCGGTGCCATCTACGCCGATGGCGCGATCCGGCCATTGATCGACGGCAACCAGATCAAGGATTGCGGAGACTCGGGCTCGATCATCAACAATACGATCCTGCTGAGTGCGTTCCTCGGCAACACGGCACCGATGGTGACGGGCAATCGCATCACCTATTCGGCTGGCTATGCAGGCGCCGGCGCGTCCTTAGCTGCGATCTCCGGACGCTATTTCAACGCCCTCATCCCAGACGACGCAGTGGTGCGCGGGAACCTGATCGAGGGGCCGGCGGGGATCGCCGTCAGCTTCTTCGGCTTCTCCGGGGCTGCCAAGGTCGGCACGCTGTATGTTGAGGGCAATTATGCTTTCGGCGTCACCGCCGCGCCGTTCCAGGTCAATTGGAACACCGGCGGTCGGATCCAAGGCAACCGCACCGACGTCGGCAGCGGGTTCAACCTCGCCAATGTTGCGGCAGCTACGATCATCCGCGACAATGACAGTCACAAGACCGAAGCCTGGGGCACGAGCGCGGCGATTGCGAGCGGCTCGACCATCGCCCACGGACTCGCCGTTACTCCGACCAGCTACCGCGCCACGCCGACCTCCACCGGGGCAACCGACGTGTGGATCACGGCGGACGCCACCAATCTGACGGTCAATTTCGGCGGCGGCGGAAGCCACGCCTTCTCCTGGGAGGCGCGGGCATGACGCGAGAAGAGTTCGACGCAGCCCTTGAGGCCGCCACCCCCGAAGCACCGTTCATCGTCACCAACGGCGAGGTGACGGGGGTCGCGCTTCGGTTCGATGAGCGCCGGGAGACGGTCTATCTCCACGGCGGCCGGCGCCTGCCGCTGGAGGGGCTGTCAGTTGCGCCCGCCAACGCCCTCCACGGCGAGGCATGACATGCGCCTGATCATCACCCTTCAGGTCATATCCGCGCTGGTTTGGTCGGTTCCTGTCCTGTGGTTCGCCCGCAGCTTCGTGCGTCTTTTCTTCCATCGGGCCTACAGCCGCGATTGCGAGCGGGTGACGTGGTTCTTCATGGGGCTGCTCCAGGTCGGCTTCGCGCTTCGGTGGCTCGTTTTCCACGAGAGCATCCCCGCGATGCGAATCTCCGAGGTCATGGTCTGGTCCGGCCTTTACGCATTATCGGTCGCCCTCGCCCTGTGGGTAATGCTTGTGGCGGGGGCGCATGGTCGTGGCGAACGTCGGTGATGCTATTCCGGTTGTCACCGGCTTCACATGGACCGCTGCGGGAGCATGGGCCTCATTCCTCGCCCTTCTGGGCCTGCTGGTGCGCCAATGGGTGCCGCTGCGGCGAGCCCGGATCGATGCCGACAAGCTCAAGGTCGAAAGCGACAACTCGCTGCGCGTCGACCTCATGGCCGAAATACGAGCGTTGCGGGCGGAGCAACGGGAGGAGCGGGCAGACTGCGACCGCCGCCTTGCCGAGCAGGACAAGGAGATCGCGAGCCTTCGGGAGGAGATCAGGGGGCTGCACGCAATGATCCGCCAGAACTCGCAATCGAGTGCGTACCTGCTGGGCGATCCTGCGGCGGTCGCAACGTCAACGTCGGCTCGCAAGCAGCGAAAGGATGAGGAAAAATGACCCGCAAAGCCCTGTTCGAAGCGGTCCGCCCCTTCGCCAATGGCTATCGGAAGAGCGAGACGATCGGGCTGGTGAACCAGTTGGCCGACCATCTCGGCCTGGCGCCAGAGACGCCAGCACAGCCCGCTCCAGCCCTGCCTGCCATTCCGATACCCGGCAGGCTGCAAACGGCTCCTGTGGCGCCTTCTAGCGAGCCCTCGTGGGTCGCAGTCGCCCGCAAGCTGATCGGGACGCGCGAGGTGCCCGGACCGCAGCATAACAGCTTCATCAGCAAGGGATGGGCGCGGCTCGGCGCCGGCTGGTTCAACGATGATGAAACGCCTTGGTGCGGGTTCTTCGTCGCTCACTGCATGGAGGCGGCAGGGATATCCTACCCGGGCAAGGGCCTCTTCGCCCGCGCGAAGGCATGGCTCGACTGGGGGAACAACTGCTCAGCGATATACGGTGCCGTGGTCGTATTCGGCCGGGAGGGCGGGGGGCACGTCGGGTTTCTCGTCGGTGAGAGCCGCGTCAATTTCTACGTGTTGGGCGGCAATCAATCGAACGCCGTCAACATCACCCCGATCGCCAAGAGCCGCGCCTTAGGGTTCCGCTGGCCCGCCTCGGTGCCCGGGGGAACCAAGAAGCTGCCTGAGATGAGCGGCGGCACAATTTCAAGGAATGAAGCCTGAGTTTCCGGCGACCGGAAAGCGCAGCCGCTCGCCTAGCGGCATAGAAGAAGAAGGACGCAGACAAATGCTTACCGTGATGCATCGCCATAACGATGGCACCGAAACTCTTTATCAAGCTCAATCGGTTCGCCGCGAAAACGGCGGAACTCCCTCTATTCCCCCTTCTGGCGACGTTATTCTGACGGGCGCTCCCGACAGCGGACCGACTCTCTATGGCGGCCCCGGTGCTCACCATGAGGGCGAAGGAATGATCCGGATAAGCCCGCGGTTCTTCGCCACCGAAGGTGGAACAGAGCACGCGGGTCTCTTCGATGAAAGCACGGTGTTCGTGATGAACCGCTTCGGCGCCACCGTCGCCCGCTACCACCTTGGCCCGCCTCCCCGCGCTCCCAAGGCAGCCGAGTCGAACTAGCAACTAGGGCGGCAGTGCGATTGCCGCCCGTTTGAAGGAGACCCACCATGGCAACAGCCCCTGAATTGCCGATCGAAGTCGGCCCCTCCGCCGTCCCCGACACTGCGAAGGCCGCTGGTCGGTATCTAGTCGCAACCGCCGTAGCATTTGCTGTCGGTAAGGGCTGGGTTGATGCCGAGAACGCGGAAGGCATCGTTACCGCCGGCGTCGGCCTGATCGCCATTGGCTGGGGCCTCTACGCGACCTTCCGGCGCAAGTCTCAGCTCGTGGTGACGGCGGACGCCGCGCCAAACAGCGTGGCGGTGGTGAAGTGACCACCATCGCAACGGACGGCAAGAGCATGGCGGGGGACGGCAAGTCGCAAACGCGGGGCACGGTCTGCTCGCTGAACAGCGTGAAGGTCCACCGGATGCGCGACGGCGGGCTGTTCGCAGCTTGTGGATCATCCGGATGGGGCGACAAGCTGCAAGCTTGGTACGAAGACGGCCAGAGCGGCAGTCCACCCACTGGGGAGGACGGTGACGGTTTCATACTCCTGAGGCTCGACGGCTCAATCTGGCAAGGCGGTCAGGACGGGCTCGCAGTCCAGATCGAAGCGCCATTCGCGATCGGATCGGGCATGGACCTCGCCATCGGGGCGATGGACCAAGGCGCCTCGCCTGAACAGGCCGTGGCGATTGCAGCGCAGCGCGACCCCGGCACCGGCGGCACCATCACCATCCTTCATCTGGAGAGCCAAACATGAAACCCATTCTCATAGCCCTAGCGCTCGCCTGTAGCGGGTGTAGCCTCACCGATCTGCCGGCACCCAATAGCGTTGCCGATGCGACCGTGCTTGACGAGAAGCTCGGTATCGCCGTTGAGACCACCTACGCCGCTGCTGCGCGCACCGCCGCCCTCGCTATTCGAGCGGGGCTGGTGGACGCTGCTGGGGCTCGGAGGATCAGCCTGCTCAACGAACAGGCGCGGGCAGCAGTCCTTCTGACCCGCCAAGCCTATGACGCCGGGAACGCAGTGACCTACACGGCCGCCGCGTCTCAAGCGCTCGGCCTGATCAACAGCATCATTCGAGCCGCAGGAGGCCAGCCATGAACCTCACCACTATCCTCAGCGCAATGAAGCTGGTCGGGGCCGCCACGCCCGCATTCAAGGCCCTGTTCGACCAGGTCCTGCCGCTCTTCTCCTCCAGCGATCAGACCAAGCTGAAAGACGCCTACCAGCGTGCACGGACCGAAAGCGATGCGGCGGACGCTGATCTGCGGGATGCGGTCAGCGGGGCTCAGCAGTAGAGGTTTTCGGGTGATTCCGGCTTACACCTCGCCACGGTAGCGCATCGCCTTCCGCGTGCAGAGGACTGACTGTACAGCAGCTCCAATCGCTAAGACGACTGGGAGAGCGACCCACCACCCCGCTTCAAACCACCAACAGAAGGCCGCGGCGAGCAGCCAGCCCCAGAACGAGTTGGCAAACCGCTGCGCTAGGCGGTCTTGGCGATGAGCCGCCGCCTCAAGCCAGCCTCCGCTAATTTCCCCGCTTGCCATCGCGTTCTCTTCCTGTTCCATACCAGCCATGCCCGAATCGCCCGACTTTATCACGGTCACCCCGGAAGAGCTTAGGCGAGACTTCACGGTCTGGCTGAAGGTGATGCCGAAGTCACTGTGGCGGTCGTACCTGGCGATGCTGGAGGTCGACCCGAGGCGGCGGAACCCTGAGGATCGGGTGGACCCTCATGCGCTCCTGGGCGAATATCTGGCGGAGCAATTCGTCAGGGCGAAGTGGACAGCGCCATATCCGAAGCCGACGCCGCCACGGGCGAGGAATAGCTAGCCGGGCGACGGCTTCGGCCGGTGGCCACTATCGCGTTCGTCACGGACCAAGACTTCCCGCCGGTATGCCTGCTCGACCGCGTTATTTGTGCCCCTGTCCCCGGGGAACGCTATCAACTTGTAGATTGGCAGAAGGTCTAACATCCACCCGTTGCGACGTGGCCCGGCAGCCTTTCCGAAAAAGCCCCATAGCGCCTCCATGCCGATGCAGGGGACGCCGTTTTCGCGACACCACCGCTTGGCAAGCAAGTCAGCACCACCCTTGGGACATTCCCCTTGCACGACCACGCCCGGCCGCTCCTCATCTAGGACGCGCTTGACGTGCTGATAGTCGCCGTAATCACGGCCACCCGTGACAGCATAAAAGATCGGCTGGTTCATGCGACTTTATAGCGCATGGGCTGTTGCATGGGAAGCGCCTTGATGCTACGCAGGGTGTCGGTTGCGGTTGTCGCAGGCCCCGCCACCTTGCTCGCCAAGGCGCTGGCACCCCGGCAATCGCAACCTCCTAACACCACGGCTCGCGCCTCCCCGTCCACGTCCGGGCAAGGCCCTCCGCCACAAGCCTGTCCCCCACGCTCCGCCCATGCTGCACCACCACTCTCAGCCGGCGTCCGTAGCGGTCTCGATCCCGCCCCAACCTCACCAGCGTAAACGGCTGTCTCAGCAGCTCGGCAAGCCTGTCGCGGGCTCGGCTGCGAAGCAGTGGCAGCCCGGTCCGCTTCAGCGGAAGCGCCGCAATTATCTGGCACAATCATATCTCCTCATCAGGCAAGGGTAAGGGGGTTAGGCGGTATCCGCTTCACCGTGATCTTGACGTCAAACTCGATGCCATCGAGCGTGAATGAGCAGTTGCCCACCGTCCCCGGAACTGCCTTGTCTACGACAGCGACGATCAGCGGTCTCCATGATCCGTTCCTCGATAAACTCTGCGACCTGGAATGCTGGCGCGTGCATCATCTCGTCCCTTCTAAGCTTCGGTGGTCGTGGAGTAGGTCATGCTGTTGGCCAATTCCGCAGATCCTCCGGGCGATAGGCTTGCGGCAGGCTGTAGACGCTGAAGATTGTGCGCCCCTCCACCACAGGCCTCTCCCCGCGCTCAAGGCAACGTCTCAGCCACTTGGAAAACAGCAGCTCCCAGCGTTCTGGCATCGGTTCCGGATCGTCTGCCAGCGTTTTGCCGGCTATCGTCTTTGTCCAAACATCCCGGTAGAACTGCTCGACAATAGGTAGCATTGCATCGTGCAGTGCCTTCTTCATGCTCTCCTTGGCGGAGGCAGGAATCGCCGCTTCAATGTCGAACGGAAGCTCTGCCGTGCAGCCGAGCACGTTACCTTGAACCGTGACGGTATATACTGCGCCGGGAGTGCCGCACGGGCGCTCTAGCTTTGGGAGGCGTTCGTTGATCTCGCGCCTGCGCTGGCAAACGCCCTCCCGCGCCTCCCGGCGGCGCCGATCTTTCTCCGGACTCCAGTTGCCCATTAGGACACCCTCCCAACCGGGATGGTCAGAATAGGATCATCCGCTGCCGCCTCTGGTATCGCACTGGCATCACCAGCACCCCCTTTTCCCGATCCGTTCTCGCCATCTGCTGAAGCAAAACCGCAGAAAGCCGCCATTATCGGCGTCGGTGGGTACAATGGCATTGTAGGGGGCGGGGTCATGCTGCTTTCCCGCCCTCGATCACCTCAAGCGGCATCGGCGTGAAGGTGGGGTGCTTTGTGTCCATGTGCCGGCGCAAGTTCTCGAACGTCCGGTTGCAGCAGGGGCATACGCCTGCCTTGGCGCGCTTGGTGATGCGGGTGGCGTGGCCTTTGTAGCCGTTGGCGCGGCGCCGCTCCTTCTCGGCTCGCTCTTCCGCCTCCCGCCGCATGTCCGCCTGATAGGCCACCCGCTGTTCGGCCCGCTGGCGCGCAAGCCGCTCAGCCTCAAGCTGCGCGAACAGCTTCTGCTCCTTGCTCTCGCCTTGGGGGAAGTGTTGCTGGTGCCCATAGGGACAGTAGAAATTATGCGAGCTGTGCCTCAGCTCCGCTTCCGTCTGGGCAGCTAGACCGAACTTGACGCTGCATTGGCAGCACTCCACCTCTTTCAGGAAAATACTCATCGCGAACCTCCAAGCATGAAAGACAGGGGCCGGAGGTCCAGTTTTGAACCTCCACCCAGAACGGGTTGGGAACATGCGGCACTATTTGCCACCGTCCCGTCACGCTGAAGCGCCATTTCTCCACCGTTGCGGCGAGGGGCGACGTTTTCGGGAGGCAGGGGCCGGAGGTTCGAATCCTCTCTCCCCGACCAGTTTTCTTTTCGCATCACCTGCATCAACAATCGCGCCGCAGCCGAAACGGAATCGGCGGGCGTCGCGTTGAGGCGGCTATGACGATGAAGACGATGCGGGCGGCGGTCCTCGCCGGTCCGGGGGCGATCAGGATCGAGCAGGTGGAACTGCCCTCGCCGGGAACTGGCCAGGTGCGGCTGCGGCTGGAGGGGTGCGGCGTGTGCGCGTCGAACCTGACGCCGTGGGAGGGGCCGGAATGGATGCGCTTCCCGACCGAGGCCGGCAGCCTTGGCCATGAGGGCTGGGGCGTGGTCGATGCGGTCGGCGAGGGTGTCGAAGGACTGACCGTGGGCGAGCGGGTGGCGGCGCTGTCCTATCGCTCCTATGCGGATTACGACCTCGCCGACGCCGACAAGCTGGTGAAGCTCCCGGAGGCGGTGACGGGCCCGTTCCCGGGCGAGCCGCTCGGCTGCGCCTTCAACATCTTCCGGCGCAGCGACATCCGCCCTGGGCAGGATGTGGCGATCGTCGGCATCGGCTTCCTCGGCGCCATCTTAACGCGTCTCGCGACGGACGCGGGCGCGCGGGTGATCGCCATCTCGCGGCGCCAGTTCAGCCTGGACCTTGCGCAGCGTTACGGCGCGGCCGAGACGGTTCCGATGGACGATCACTGGGCGATCATCGAGCGGGTCAAGGAACTCACCGACGGCGCGATGTGCGACCGCGTCATCGAGGCGGTAGGCAAGCAGTGGCCGCTCGACCTGGCGGGGGAGCTGGTGCGCGAGGGCGGCCGCCTGATCGTCGCCGGCTACCATCAGGACGGACCGCGGCAGGTCAACATGCAGATGTGGAACTGGAAGGGCATCGACGTGGTCAACGCCCACGAGCGCGACCCGGCGGTGCAGATGCAGGGGCTGCGCGAGGCGGTGGAGGCGGTCGCGAGCGGCCGGCTGGACCCGGCGCCGCTCTACACGCACGAATATCCGCTCGAGCGGCTCGGCGATGCGCTCGACGCCACGCGCGATCGGCCGGACGGCTTCCTGAAGGCGCTGGTGACTTTGTGACGGCGCTGGTGACGGGGCCGCGCGTCGGCTTCCTGGGGGTCGGCTGGATCGGTCGAAACCGGATGGAGGCGATCCTCGCCAGCGGCGCCGTCGAGGCGGCCGCCGTCGCCGATCCCTCCGCCGAATGCGTCGCCGCCGCGACGGCGCTAGCGCCGGCCGCGAAGGTCGTGGCGGGGCTGGACGAAATGCTGGCGCTCGGGCTGGACGGAATCGTGATCGCGACCCCTAGCGCCCAGCACGCGGCCCAATCGATCCAGGCGCTGGAGGCGGGCGCCGCGGTCTTCTGCCAGAAGCCGCTCGGGCGGACGGCGGCGGAGGCCGGCGAGGTCGTCCAGGCGGCGCGCGCGGCGGACCGGCTGCTGGCGGTGGACCTGTCCTATCGCTTCACGTCGGCAATGGCCGCGGTCGCGGAACTGGTGCGCGGCGGGTCCCTGGGGCAGGTGCATGCCGCCGACCTCACGTTCCACAATGCCTATGGTCCGGACAAGCCGTGGTTCTACGATCCCGCGCAATCGGGCGGCGGCTGCGTCATGGACCTGGGCGTGCACCTGGTCGACCTGGCGCTGTGGGCGCTGGGGTGGCCGGCGGTCGAGCGGGTGGAATCGCACCTGCTGGCGGGCGGGGCGCCGCTTCGGGCCGGCCAGTGCGAGGATTATGCGGTGGCGACGCTGACGCTGGACAGCGGCGCGGTGGTGCGGCTGGCCTGCTCGTGGCGGCTGCAGGCGGGGCGCGAGGCAGTGATCGGGGCGGAGTTTTACGGGACCGAGGGCGGCGCGGGCCTGCGCAACGTCGCCGGGAGCTTCTACGACTTCACGGCGGAGCGCTTTGCCGGCACCTCGAGCGAGATGCTGGCGGGGCCTCCGGACGAGTGGGGCGGCCGCGCCGCGGCGGACTGGGCGCGGCGGCTGGCGGCGGGGCAGCGCTTCGATCCGGAGGCGGAGCGGCTGGTGGACGTCGCTCGGGTGCTCGACCGGATCTACGGACGGTAACCGGCCCGGGGGAAGCTAGACATGCTGATCGAACAGGATCGGATTGCCGTCCGGGTCGACGATCCGGAAGCTCGCGGGGCCGCTGCCGCTCTCGATGTCCGGCCCGACATCGACGCCGGCCGCGCGCAACCGGTCCTGGATGACGCGCACGTCCTCGGAATTCGCGTCCGGCTGCCCGTCCTGGTTCCACCCGGGATTGAAGGTCATGACGTTGCGGTCGAACTGGCCCTGGAAGAGGCCGATGTTCGTGCTGCCATTCTTCATGATCGCCCAGCCTTGCGCACTGTCGCCGAGGATCTGGGTGAAGCCGAGCTTCTCGTAAAAGGCCTTTGACGTGCCGATGTCCCTCACGGTCAGGCTGACCGAGAAGTTGCCGAGATGGCGGGTGCTCCGCTCGGCCGATGCCCCGCCCAGAGCGGCCCCGGCGAGCGCGAGCCCAGGCAGCAAGATGCCGGTCAGCTTCTTCATGGCGACGTCTCCCCCAATTGGTGCCCAGTCTGCATAGGGCAATGAAGCGGGCCGTGGATATCGCCCGAATGGGTGATTGGGAGGATTTTGCGGACGAAAAGCCGGGCCGCGCGCGGCGGCTTCAGGCGGCTTGGGGCACTTTCGCGCCGGTGAGGAAGGTTTCGAGCTCGCGCGCCCGGTGCTCGGCGGTGTGAGCGGCGAGGATGCGCGCGCGCGCGGCGCGGCCCATCGCCTGGGCCTCGGCGCCAGACCGGGTGAGGGCCCCGATCACGCCTTCGCTTCCATCGGCCAGGATGATCTCGCGGCCCGGCTCGAGCAGATCGTCAATCCCCTGCCAGCGGTCGGAGATGACAGGGACGCCGCACGCCGCGGCTTCGAACAGGCGGACGGAGGGCGACCAGCCGGCGGCGATCATGTCGGCGCGGGTGACGTTGAGCGTGAAGCGGCTCCCCGAGTAGAAGCGAGCATGATCGGCGGGAGGGCAATGCTCGATCCGCTCGACATTGGCGGGCCAGTCGATCGTGGGGGGATATTGCGGGCCGGCGACGACGAAGTTGAGGTGGGGGAGGCGGCGCGCCGGCTCGAGCAGCAGCCGCTCGAGCGTGGGCTGGCGGTCGTCGGAATAGGTGCCGAGATAGGAGAGGTCCCATTTCATCGGGATGTCGAGCGGCTGGTACGCCTCCGGGTCCACCGAACAATAGAAAGCGCGTGCCGCGGGGGAGCCATAGCGCTGCTCGAGCCTGCGCAGGGTCGGGCCGCCCGTGAAGGATAGATAGAGGTCGTAGCCGGGGATGACCTCGGGCGAGAGATATTCGAAGTCGCCCCGTTCCAGCTTGGCGAGCGTGACCGGCGTGTCGATGTCGTAGAAGGCGGTGACGCCGCGGGCGGTACGCTGGACGAAGCGGGCGAGCTCGACCCCTTCGGGAACGTACGACCCGACGATCACTGCGTCGGCCGAGGCGATCTCTTCCTGCCATCGGTCCAGCGCGCCAAGGTTCGGATAGAGTTCGAGGCGGCACCAGTCGCAGGTGGGGAAGTCGCGGTTGGCCGCATACCAGGGCACGTCCCGTTCCAGGAACAAGATGTCGTGGCCGCGCCCCGCAAACGCCTTGAGCAGCGCCCGATAGGTGGTGGCGTGGCCGTTGCCCCAGGAGGAAGAGAGCGACAGGCCCAGGACGACGAGCTTCATTGGGGGACACCCAGGTTCACGTCATTCCGGCGGAAGCCGGAATCTCCCTGACCTTCCATTGAAGGTGAAATGGGATTCCAGCTTTCGCTGGAATGACGATAGCGTTTGAACAGCGCATCCACCTGGGCGCCGCGGTGGGCGTAGGTGTGTTCGGTGAGGATGCGCCGGAGGGCGGCCTCACCGATAGCGCGGGCGCGCTTGGGGGTGAGCGCTGCGACGTGGTCGGCGACATCCTGGCCGTCGCGGGCGACGAGCACCTCCTCGTCGGGCTTGAGGAACTGCTCGATCCCCTCCCACGCGTCGGTGATCAGGCAGGCGGCGGCACCGGCCGCCTCGAACACGCGGGTGGCGGGGGAAAAGCCGATATGGGCCATGGAGTCCCGCGCCACGTTGAGGACGGCGAGCGGGGTGCAGTTAAAGGCGTTGTGCTGGTGGGTGTAGACGTGGCCGAGGTGGCGCACGTTGGCGGGCATTCCCTTCGTCTCCCAGCCATTCCCGCCGATCAGGAACCGGCGCTCCGGCTGGGCGGCCGCTGCCTTCAGGAAGAATTCCTCCACCCGCGCCTCGCGGTCCGGCAGGCGGTTGCCGAGGAACGCGAGGTCGGCGGCGAAAGCCGGGTCCGGCTCGACCGGGTGGTGAGTGGTGGGATCGAGCGCGTTGTAGACGGGGATGCAGCGGGCGGCGCCGAAGCCCTCATAGGCGTTGATAACCGGAGGGCCGCCGCCATAGGTCAGGACCATGTCGAGCTGCGGCAGGACGCGGCGGACGACGTGGCTTTCGTCGCCGCGCATCTCGTCGAGCGTGGCGGCGGCGTCGACGTCCCAGAACAGGCGCAGCGCGCCAGGGCGGGAATGGGCGACAATGCCTTCCAGCAGCTCCGTGTCGAAGACGCCGACGCCGCTGGCCTTGACGACGATGTCGGCGCGGGCGGCTTCGGCAAGCACGCCCGCGAGCGCGCCGGGCGTCGCGTCATAGACGACGACTCGGGCCCATTCGGGAGGTTCGATATCCCTGTGCTGCTGCCGGTCGAAGGCGTCGGGCTCGTAGAAGATGATGTCGTAGCCGCGGCCCGCGAGGTTGCGCAGCAGACCGCGATAATAGGTCGCTGCGCCGTTCCAGTAGGAGGAGAGCAGGCTCGAGCCGTAAAAGGCGATCTTCATGCGGGCACTTCCTTGCCCCTCTCCCTGGAAGGGAGAGGGATGTCAGCCGCAGGCTGACGGGGTGAGGGTCGGTTCTCTTTGGAGGCAGGGCCGCGACCCTCACCCTCCCACCCGCTGCGCGGGCGGGCCCCTCCCTCTCCCCCCGCGGGGAGAGGGGCTTAGTGCACCCACGATCCGCAGTAACTCGTCGGCCCGGTGGGCGCAGGTGTGGCGGGCGCGGATCCTCTCGAGGCCTTTGGCGGCGAGGGAGCGGCGCAAGTCCGGCTCATGCTTGAGGCGCTTCATCTGCTCGGCCATCTCCGCGCCCGACGAGACCATCAGCAAGTCTTCGCCGACCCGGAACAGATGCTCGCTGTCCTGCCACGGGGCGGAGAGGAGGGGGATACCGCAGGCGAGCGCCTCGAACGGGCGGATGGTGGGGATGCCGGGCAGCGTCTTCGTATAGAAACGCCGGGGGATGTGGACGGTGGCAAGATGGCGGGCGAAGACCTCCGGCGCCCGCGCATTGGCGAGCCAGCCATGGTAGCGGCCGCCATAGCGCCGGACGGTGTTCTTCGCGGTCACGTGATAGCGCACGCCGTAGATGTTGAGGCCGAGAGCGGCCTCGCGCGCGGGGGTGAACAGGAATTCCTTCAGCTCCCGGGTGCGCTCGCCCTCGCCCCAATTGCCGATCCAGACCAGGCCGGAGCGCTCGCTTTCCTCCGCGGGCGGGCGGAAGTGGCGGGTATCGGCCGCCTCGTGCCAGACGAACACGTTCCCGCCCCAGCCCCAGCCGCGATAGACCTGCGCGAGCGTCTCCCCGAAGGCGAGGACGCCGTCATAGCCGGACAGATCGTAGGCCTTCATCGCCTTTGGCTCGCTGACCGCGCGGTGGTGCGTGTCGTGGAACAGCAGGATGAACTTGCCCCCGCGCCTGCGCCGCTCGCCGATCGCGGCGACTAACGCGTGGTCGTTCCATTCGTGGACGACGACCAGGTCCGCGCCGTCGAGCATCCGGGTGAGCGGCGGGCGCTTCCTGAACTCCGTCGAGCTCAGTTCGGGATAATAGCGGCGGTAGGGCTCCAGCCCCTCCTGCCCATGATCCTTGAGGAGGTTCTCCATGCTCCAGCTTCCGGCCGGCTCAAAAGCGGTGACGTCGTGCCCCAGAGCGATCAGCTCGCGCAGCACGCCGCGCAGGAAATGGGCGTTGCCGTGGTTCCAGCAGGAGGCGAGCGAGTGGGTGAAGTAGACGATTTTCATTTGATTTCCGGCACCCGTCATTGCGAGCGGAGCGAAGCAATCCAGCCGCGGCGAATGGATTGCTTCGTCGCCTCCGGCTCCTCGCAATGACGGTGAGGGGGCACCTGCTTATGCCGCCGCGCGGGCGGCCAGCACCGGGCGGCGGAGCGTGGGCAAGAGGCCGCGGTAGAGGCTCGCCATCTGGGCGGCCATGGCGTCGGGCGTGAAATATTCGGCCCGCTCCTTGGCGGCGCGGCCGAGCACGGCCCGCTCGAAATCGTCGCCGACCAGATCGTTGCAGGCCGCGGCGAAGGCGGCCGGATCGCGCGGATCGACGAAGATCGCGACTTCCTGCCACAGCTCCCGGAAGGTCGGGATGTCGGCCAGGATGAGCGGGCAGCCCGCCGCGGCGGCTTCGAGCACCGAGAGGCCAAACGGCTCGTAAAGGGCGGCGGAGGCGAAGACAGGGCGGGCGGAAAGCCAGCGGCCGATCGCCGCCTCGTCGAGATTGCCCAGCGTGTTGAGATGCTCGAAGGCGATCCCCTGGCCGTTGGGACCCTCTACGGGACCGGCTGCGTGGACGGGCACGCCGATGCTGGCGGCGGCGGCGTCGAGCGTGCGCAGGTTCTTGCCCTGGTCCCAGAGCCGGCCGGCCGTGAATATGAAGTCGTGCGGCGCGTGGCTGCCGGCGGCCAGCGGGGAGCGGCCGTTGTGGACGGTGCAGGGCGGCACGCGCAGGCCGTAGCAGCGCTGGACCAGCTTGCCGAAGGCCGCCGTTGGGGTGACTACGGCATTGGCGGCGGCCAGGCCGGCGCGGACGCATTCGGTGCGCCAAGCGAAATCCTCCGGGAGGGCGGAGTCCGGGCCGTGTACCTGGTCCCACCAGGTGGCGACGCAGCTGTGCATCACCGCCACCATCGGGACCGGGAATTCGACGCCGGCGGCGATCGCCGGCGTGTTGAGCTGGACCAGATCGACCTGCTCCTTGGCGGCCAGCCGGGCGATCGCCCGACCGGCCTCGGCCAAGGCATGGGCGTCGGGAGCGAGCCAGTCGAGCGGGAGGCCGGTGTCGACCAGACGCAGATCGGGGATCGCGCGGGCGGCCTGCTTCTGGGCCGCGGTCGGGGAGGGGCCCATTACGGCGAGCACCGCGCCGATCTCCAGCCGGGCGAGACCGCGCACGAGGTCGAGGCTGTAATTCCAGACCCCGCCGACCGCGTCGGTGGTGATCAGGACCCGGTGCTGCGGGCCGCTCACGCCTCGCCTCCAACCAGTTCGCGCGGCGCCTCCACCCTGCGGTCCTCGCGCAGCCACGCCGCCAGGCGGGCGACGCCGTCCCGCCACGGCCGGGCGGCGGGAAGGCCAAGCTCGGCGCGGATCGCGGCGGTGTCGGCGACGAAATAGCGCTGGTCGCCGG